CCAAAAGCTGCAATAAGTCAGCTTTTTAGTGGCAGCTACCTGCCCAACTGTAGGAATGCCCAGATGGTCAGAAAGAGAACCGACCGCATCGCCCCCTGCGGGCGATTGCATAATAGGAGTCTGATAGGACGTCGAGTCACCTGGGTTAAGCTGTTCCCCCATAAATTTTTTGAAATTCGTCCAAATGAGACGAAGGGGAACGGCGAAAAAAAACAAGTCAATGGACAAATTGTCCATGAAAGGAGCGATCGGCGTCGAGAGGCGAGCAAACGTGCTCATCTTGAGATTAAAAGTATCTCCAGGCAGGGCCTCGTCGACGAACACAGGCACAAGATAGCCCGAATCAAAGGCCGTCTTGTGCCCGTGGGATCGGTCGAAGGAGGATCTAGGAATCTCCGCTTCCGGAACCTTGGAAAAGTCATGGCCCATGTGGGACGGTTGCGGGTATCCGCTAAATCCTTTAGACATTAGATAGTCCTTTCTTTCTGGAGTCGATCTTGGCTAATTTTTTGTTCGAGAGACTTACGGATGCTTGCCGCTGTGGGGACTTCTTCTTTTGTAACGTGCTCAAAAGCTGTTCCAAGAGAGAGAGGAGTTGTAAGATTTTCGAAGAATCCATTTTCGTCATTGTAGCTCCCAAGCTCGAACAAAGTAAAGTCCGAAGGATGTTTAGCGGTTTGGGACTCCCGGTCGTTGGCATGGTCCTTAAAGGCCCGGATTGCGGCACCCTTAGATTGCATAAAAAAGGGTTGCATGTAGGCACCAACTGCCGAGTCGTAAATTGCAAATACCTTGAGAATCATCTTTCGTAGCTCCGTTTTAGATGGTTCAGGTTCGCGATCTGAACACGTTCTTTCGTAAGTTGACGGGCCGGGGAGTTTTCCTCGTCCCAAGGCTCGCGTGCCTTTTTAAGTCGTTCGTTTTTCACATACGCGAACTCTTCAGGATTAGTCAATTCAAATTTGTTGTCGTAAAATTTTGGAGGACGCATTTCTTTTCCGCGCATAATAACAGTATCGGAAGGATAACAGTCTGAAGCCCACTTCACAAACCATTCGAAACCGATTCCTGGTCTTCGGGACATGGTAGTATATTCGGGTTGTTTTCCACGATAGTGGGCTTCGGCCCGATCTCCGGTGATTTTTTTGGTGATGTATCGAGCCACATAAGCAGCGCTGTCAAAAGTAACGTCGCCAAGGATACAATAGCCACTTCCCCAGAGTTCGTTGAGATTCTCAGAGACATAAAGATCTCCCCCTTCTGATTTTTTCCACAGTTTCTTATCGGGGAAGTCGTAATTGAACAGACAGGCGTGATAATGGGGTCGCCCTAGTTGCTCCCCGTACTCCCCACAATGGAAGTATCGGACGCCAGAGCCTACAGCTTTACGTAATCTTTTCATGAAATCCTGAAAGTGTTTTTTGTTTAGACTACCGTCGCCTGGAAGGTGTTCGTTGTCATAGGTCAGGGTGATAAAGCAGTTGCGTTCATAAAGAGAAGCCTCATGCACGCAACGCATAGCCCATTGCCGTGAGCGTTCCAAACGGCAGCCGATACATTGCCCACATGGAAGGGTGATCTGCATGTCGGCATAGGCATCTTTGAAGGTGAACGTAATACCCCGCTTCCCGGTCTCCGGGTTAACGGTATTCGAGCGCCATGCGGGGATCGGGCGAAAACAGGCCATGATTGTTCCGCCCCATGACTACAGGCGATAGCCGCCGCGAAGGATCGTGTTTCGCATTGCATTTTTTTTGTGCGACCGCTTAGCTGTACGCGAAAAGAGTTTTCGAGAGCCTCTTCCTGACATTCGTCGTCGTTTCATTTTTTTTCACTCCTATAGGGTTATGACACAGGGCGAGGTGTCAGTCCGCACAGTTACATCAAGAGAGTAACTGTGCGGCCGTTTAATTCGATTTGGGCTCCGGGACCGGAACCGGAGCAGGGACCGGAACCGGAGCAGGAGAGGGAGCTATGGCCAGCCCCATCTTAACCATTTCTTCAAGATTCTCTTTGTTCGTCGCGAACTCAAGGAATAACGCAGGGTCGTTCGCAAAACGCGCACGAACCTTCGCGTCAAGAGCCATGAATTGTTCTTCGGCATGTAAAACGATGTTACAGGCCTCCAGATAGCTCGGGGCTTCGCTGAAGTCACCGTACTTAGGGTTAGCCCTGATCATGTCAGGGAGAGCCCCTGTACGCTCATAGCGAGCCGTAATTTTATTGATGTCGCATTCGTCTTTCGCCGACTGCTTTGTAAGACCTGGATCACCGAGAAAAGAGATGCCACTCATCTCCGAAACTTCATCCTGCCGATCATCATAGATGTGCCTAATCACGTGTGCCATTTATTTTACCTCCGCCTCTTTCCAGGCTTTTTGCATTTTTCTGTCACGATAAATCGATTCACGTTCACTAGGGCTCAGCCGCGACCCAACGGCGCCCCTAATACCCTGACCGATCGCTTTCGCAGTCGTCCCAAGAAGACCTGTAGCTGCACTAGCACGATCAATAATCGCATCCATATCTTGGAGCCGCATATCAGTTTCGTACCGCTCGCGCTCCAAATTATTCATGCGCTCTAGTCTCTGGTTTTCTATCACCCTACGAGCCGACTCTTTCATTTTAAGGTCCACGTCTGCTCGTTCGTTGAAATATTTCCAACGCTGAACATCACGGTATTCCCGAGTATTAATTTTTTGCTCGTCTATTAGTTCCTTTTGAGCCGCAGACTCTTTGGCGTTTGCAATGGACTTTTGGGCATTAGCAAGATTTAGGGCCGATTGGCTCTCTGTTTGCCCAACTTGAGCCTCTTTAACTTGTGTATCGGCCATCATTGCCCTGCCAGTAAGAACCCCAGACGAGATCGCTTGAGCAGAATTAAAAAGACCTTGTCCTATAGAGGCTTTTTCAACCTTAGCGGGAGAAGCGGTAGGAGTAGATGCGCCGCCCTGAGAGAACGCTAGCAAGGGGTTGAGGCCAGCTTTCCGCATATCTGCCATAGCACGCTGGTACGCCGTGCTGGACATTCTTTCCGACCATTCGCGGTTTTCTTGTGCCAATTGAATGTTGCGTTCATTCGCCTCTTTTTGAGAGAGGGCCCCGCCAGTTAAGGCATCCATTACGAGGTTACCGGCAGAGCCCCCGCCGCCGCCAGCGAGAATCCCGGCAGCGGGACCCCCGAGAGCACCAGCAACAGCAGAACCGATCGAGCCAAAGAGTCCCATTAGAAGTGATCAATCAGCCCAGGCACAGAGTACGTGGGCATTGGACGGGCGCACTTCAGCTTGAAGTAACAGTCCATCAGGATTTGGGGTTCCGTATTAACCGCAACCACACGGTCAACCGGAGGAGATTCTTTAATAAACGTGTCACCCAGGGTAGGCAGGGACGTGAACTTCTGGGCCAAGTGCCAGAGGTCCAGGGTTCCTGAGGCAGTAGACCGGAGCTTCCCAGAAATTGTGGAAGGCTTATATCGGTATTCAGCATACCGTTCTTGATATCCAAAGACGTCGTCGTCTTGGGAGGCAGTGTCGTCGGTTGCGTAAATCTCCTTATTCAGAACAGCCTGCTCGCCCAGGTGAGCAAACGCAGGCCAGTAGAAGTCCACTCGAGAACGCCGAGAGAACCGGCGATGCAGGCCCTGCTGGTATGTAAGGTCGGCCTTTACCGAGGCCAAACCAAGGAGGACGCAGTGCTCCGTAAACGATTTAGTAAAGCCAACACCAGAATGAGACGCAGTCCCGAACGCCGCAAGATTTCCCTGAGGAGAGGTTACGTCAGTGGTAGAGGTTTTAGCGATAGGATAGATATTAATTGGAGTAGAACCGCCCCCTAAATATTCGGGGCGTTGTTGACGGGCGTCGGGAGAGGTAACACCAAAGTGGGATTTTACAAGTTCGATATATCGAGTGCCGCCACGAGCGTCACGTTCATACATTTTTTGAAGTTGAAAGGACTGTCTCAGGGCATTGATCGTAGAGGCAGTAGCCGTAGACATGTCGGCAATTAAGCCGCCATTAGGATCAAGAGAGATATCAGAATAGCCGGTTTCGGCAATAATAGAGGTCGCCTGAGTCTTAATGGCGACACCATGACTAGCACCAGTATTGGTGCCAGAGTTATAAGCTTTCCAACCAGAAGCATTAGACACACGGGTCACGGGAGCAGAAGTGCCCATGGGAATAGTTACAGCAGTACCCTTCTGAGGCCAGGGCAGGCATGAAGTGAAGTAGTCGTGCCGCTTACCGCGCTTGAGGAGCACGTAATCACTGTTAGTGTCGGGACCATCATCCAGATCAACGACCACAGAGTTCTGGAGGTTTTCGTCACGAAACCATTCATTCCAAATAAGATTATAAGCCCGATACCAAAAGCTGCAATAAGTCAGCTTTTTAGTGGCAGCTACCTGCCCAACTGTAGGAATGCCCAGATGGTCAGAAAGAGAACCGACCGCATCGCCCCCTGC